TCCTCAAATAGATACACCTCACTCAAGAAGAAGAGTATCTCTTGCGGATTACGAATTTGCTGATCTTATTGATCAACAAGACAAAGTAAGACTCTTAATTGATCCTACTTCATCTTATGCTCAAGCTGCTGCTATGGCAATGGGTAGAGCAATGGATGATGTGATTATTGCAGCTGCAACTGGTACTGCCTTTACAGGTGAAACTGGTGCAACTTCAACTGCGGCTCAAACAGCAATCGCTGCTGGTGGAGCTGGTTTAACTATTGCGAAATTAAGAACTGCTAAGCAGACTTTTGATCTAGCAAGTGTTGATCCTTCAATCCCAAGACACATCGTTGTGGGACCAGAGCAAATCACAAACCTTTTATCAACAACTGAAGTAACAAGTTCAGATTTCAATACTGTAAAAGCATTAGTACAGGGTGAAATCGACTCGTTCCTTGGGTTTAAATTTACTGTATCAAACAGACTTGCAAAATCTGGCAATGACAGAACTTGCATAGCTTTCGCACAAGATGGAATCACTCTTGCGATTGGAAAAGACGTATCAGCTAGAATAGACGAAAGAGCAGACAAATCTTACGCTACTCAAGTATACTACTGCCAATCAATCGGTGCTACTAGAATGGAAGAAGCAAAAGTTCTTGGTATAGTATGTCAAGAAGCATAATAGGAGGATATTAATATGGCTACAGTTTATTCGATACAAAAGACTAAATGGGATCAGAACGTACCTTCCGAAAAGATAGACACTACTGAACTAAGTGGTAGAGTAAGAGTTGCTCATGCAGAATATGAAGCATCTTCTCTAGCATCTGGTGATGTGATTCAAATGTTTAATTTACCAAATGGTTCAAGAATCATTTCTGGTAGATTAGCACATGACGCATTAGGTGGTTCAACTACTTTGTCAGTTGGTTATGCTGCTCACAATAATGCCGCTGGTACTGCTGTAAGTGCTTCAGCTGCTGCTTATAAAGCAGCTGCTGCTTCTACTTCTGCAACTGCAGTTAACGCTGCAAATACTATTGCATTAGGTGAAAACTCACTTGTAGACGCTGATAAGGATGGACTTCCTGTTTCAGTAACTATGGGTGGTGCTGCAGGTACTGGTACTATTCAATTAACTATGATGTACGTTATAGATTAATTACTAAAATTTTAGGGGGTGGAAGCGAGAGTGGAAACCCCCTAGAGTGCATGAAAAAGATACAAGATTTAAAACCTGTATTACATTTTAAAAAAAATAATTATGTATACAGATATGTGTTAGTAGATAGGTTTCAAAATGATTCTAAAAATCATTATGGCTTTGATACTAAAGAAAAGAGAACAACAGAAGAAATATTTGCTTTAGAAAAAGATAGACAGATAAGGCGAAAGTATATTATAAGGAAGTAGTATGGCATCAACAGTAGAAATTTGTAACGGAGCATTAAATCAACTAGGTGCAACAACTATACTTTCACTTACAGAAGATTCAAAAAATGCTAGACTTTGCAATCAAAGATATACTCAAGTAAGAGATAGTGTGTTTAGATCACATCCTTGGAACTGTTTACAAAAAAGAATTGAACTAGCAGCAGATACTACAGCTCCTGCATGGGGTTTTAAAACTTCTTTTACATTACCATCAGATTGCCTAAGACTACTTAGAATATTAGATTATGAATCTAATTATAAAGTAGAAGGTAGAAAAATTTTAAGCAACACATCTACTATGAAAATATTATACATTAGTAGAGTTACTGATGCTAATGAGTATGATGAATTATTAAGAGAAACTTTATCTGCAGCATTAGGTGCTGACATTGCTTTTGGAGTTACTTCTAATAATCAAACAGCTCAAAATATGTATTCATTATTTCAAGATAAATTAAGAGATGCTAGATTCGTAGATTCAACTGAAGGTCAAAACATAGATCAAGATTTAGGCATGACAGATGCTATAGACGCAGGTAGTTTTATAAACTCAAGGTATTAATTAATGGCTAGAGTTGCAGTTCAATTAACGAACTTTACAGGTGGTGAACTATCTCCAATATTAGATGGTAGAAACGATTTAGCAAAATATGCTTCTGGTTGTGCAACCTTAGAAAATTTAGTTGTATATCCTCATGGTAGTGCTGCTCGTAGACCAGGTACAAACTTTGTAGCTCAAGTTGCTGACAGCGATAATAAAACAAGATTAATTCCTTTTGAATTTTCTACAACACAAACTTATATGTTAGAATTTTCTAATTTAAAAATTAGAGTATTTAAAAATAATGGTTCTGTATTAGAAGGTAATAAAACTATAACAGCAATAACAAAAGCTAATCCAGGAGTAATTACTTCTAACTCACATGGCTATTTAACTGGAGACGAAATACTTATTACTTCTATTGTTGGTATGACAGAACTTAATAATAAAAATTTTTTAGTTGTTAAAATAGATGCTAATACTTTTTCTTTAACAGATAAAGATGGTGTAGCAATTAATACTACAAACTTTACTACTTACAGTTCAGCAGGAACTATGAATAGAGTTTTTGAAATAACAACTCCTTACTTAACAGCAGAATTGTTTGATATAAAATTTGCACAATCAGCAGATGTTATGTACATAACTCATCCATCACATCAAGCATCTAAGTTATCAAGAACAGGTCATACCTCATGGAGTTTAGATGAAGTTGATTTTATTAAAGGACCATTCTTAGATCCAAATATTACTACAACAACATTAACACCATCTTCTGCTTCAACAGGATCAAGAAATATTACTGCATCAGCTACTACAGGTATTAATAGTGGGTCTGGATTCTTAGCAACAGATGTTGGTAGACAAATACATTTTAATAGTGGTTATGCAACGATTACCTCTATAACAAGCACTACAGTTGTAGTGGCTACAGTTACTATAGCTTTTGCAAATGCTAACGCAATAACCAATTGGTTTCTTGGTGCGTTTTCAGATACCACAGGTCATCCTTCTTGCGTAACCTTTTTTGAACAACGATTGATATTTGCTGCAACACTAAACAATCCACAAACAGTTTACTTTTCAAAGTCTGGTGATTATGAAAATATGGATGCTAATCTTGGTGGAACGATTGCAGATGATGATGCAATTATTTATACAATCGCATCTAATCAAGTAAATGCAATTAGATTTTTAGCATCAACAAGAACTTTAGTTATAGGTACAGCAGGTGGTGAATTTGCAGTAAGTGGAGGTGGAGATAACAACGCTGTAACTCCTACTAACATTATGATTAAAAAACAATCTAACCATGGTGCTGCTAATGTAGATGCTATCTCTGTAGGTAACGCTACATTATTTTTGCAACGTGCTAGAAGAAAAATTAGAGAACTAGCTTACAACTTTGATGTTGATGGTTATGTAGCTCCAGATATGACTATCCTTGCAGAACACATTACTGAAGGTGGATTAACACAACTCGCATACCAACAAGAACCTAATCAAATTATTTATGCTATTAGAGAAGATGGTGAGTTAATTGGTTTAACTTATCAAAGAGAACAACAAGTAACAGCTTGGCATAGACATATTTTTGGTGGAAGATTTGGTATAGCAACAATTACAGTTTCCGATTATGCAAACATTGCAGTTGGTAACAAAATAATTTTAACAAAATCAAATGGTACAATCGCTACTTTTACAAGTCAATCTTCATCTAGTGATGCACCTATAGGAACAGATGGATGGCGACCTTTTCAAAGCAACAATACAACAGCTACTAATATTAAAACTGCAATAAATAATCATACTAATTTTACCGCAACAGTATCTGGTGCAGTTGTAACAATTACTGAAACTGCACATGAAGCAACAGGATATTTAACTGTTAAAAGTTTTGACAGTACAAGATTAACTGCAACAAGTGAAGGTAAGGCAGCTGTAGAAAGTGTAGCAGTAATTCCAACTGATGATAAAGAATATCAAACATGGGTAATTGTTAAAAGAACTATTAATGGAATAACTAGAAGATATGTTGAATATTTAAATGAACTTGATTTTGACGAAACAGATAACTCGTCATTTAATTTTTTAGATAGTGCATTAAGTTATAGTGGTACACCCATTACAAATATTTCTGGATTACAACATCTTGAAGGTCAAGTTGTTTCTATATTAGCAGATGGTGCAACGCACCCAAATAAAACTGTTACAGATGGTGCAATAACTTTAGATCGTGCATCAAAAAATGTTAAGATTGGTTTAGCTTTTATATCTTTATTACAGACTATGAGATTAGATGCTGGATCACAAGATGGTACATCACAAGGTAAAACTAAAAGAATATATGATATTACAGTAAGAATGTATGAAAGTATTGGTATAGAAGTTGGACCAGACTTATCTCAAATGGAAAGAATACCATTTAGAAGTTCTGCTGATTTAATGGATGAAGGTATTCCACCATTCACAGGAGATAAAGAAGTAGAATTTAGAGGAAACTACGAGACAGATGGGTTTATTTTTGTTAGACAAACACAACCTTTACCTTTTACAATTTTATCGTTATACCCAAGGTTAGTAACAAATGATGGATAATATA